GAAGTGCAAACAGAGTGGTGGTGGACAGTTGTCGGCACAACCGATTGGAACCGCGAAGCCTGCAAGTCAGGTATTCTAAAAGCCACCAAAATTTAATTCAACGGGGGCTTCGGCCCCCACCAATCAAGGAGAGAAAAATGGCACGTAGAAGTTTTAAAATATTTGGAATTAAAGATGGTGGCTCAGAGGAGTGGGTCGATACTGTCAGCAGCCCCAAAGCGGGAAAAGCCGCACATGAGGCAATGAAGACGCAAGGCTACTTTGATTACATCCGTTGTCGCGATTGCTTGGGTGGCTTGCGGTTTGAATACAACTTACGCACAGGGAGGAAGACAGCATGATGATCCCCTGCCCAGAATGTGATTACACAGGCCACAAAGGCCGAGTAGAAAAAACATTGTACCAGCGTTTCGGTGGGACGCTGGAGCCTGTTGGCGAATGGGTCGATTGCGATTACTGTGATGGCAGTGGCGAAGTTGAGGAGGATGAAGATGAGTGATGAGAAAGTAGTTAAATTTCCTGAGCCTCTGTCCGATCTGGATCGGCAGTTTCTTGAGCTTGAAAGGCAGCGTGAATTGATCAGGGAGCAGGCTCGACAGCTTGCTTCTGTTCACAAGCCAAAATAGCCGCTATAATGCCCCTAATTCCATTTAGGGGGTGATGACCCATGATCGATCCTGTGAGCGCCTACGCTGCCGCCACAACCGCCTATAAGGGCGTTAAAATGCTGTTGCAGGCTGGCAGGGACATTGAAGACGTTTCAAAGCAGCTTGGGTCTTGGTATGGCGCAGTGGCCGATATTACTCGCGCCGAATCACAGCGCAAAAATACAACTTGGCTGGAAAAAAAACAGCACGGCGAAGCATCAATTGAACAGCAGGCGATGGACATCACAATCCGCGCCAAAAAATTAAAAGAATTTGAATCCGAAATTAAGTTTATGTTGGATTATCGTTTCGGTTTGGGAACCTATGACGAGATGCTTGGCATGAGACGTAAAATCAGGGCAGAGCGAGAGCGCACAGTATATGCCGCAATGGAAAGCAAGCGCCAAATGGCAAACAATCTTGCAATAACGGGATTGGCTGTGGGCATTATGGCCGTTTTGGGAGGCGGCATTTATTTGCTAACGCTTGTGCTATGACAGGCTCTTGGGTGCTGTACATTATTATATTCTTTGTAAATGGTGAAACGATTGTGTTGGAAAATGATGAAAGATTTAAAACAGAAGATCAGTGCTGGGCCGCAGGCATGATAAAAGGGCCGCATCTTTTAGAGAAAACTTCACATATTTTTGGCGTCCCTGTGAGGGGCAGTTTTTCATGTCAGAGGGCAGGGCAGAATGCTTAAAGTTTTATTGATGTCCGTAACGCTGGCTGGCGTTGCCAATCCCACGCACGTTCAGTGCCACCTGTGGAAAAGGCTTACCGACAAAAATACGGGTCAGAAAATTTGCGTTTATCGCTTTACAGCGGGGTATGGAGGTCTGGCCTATCATTACCCAACTCGCAGCTTCAAAGAGTGTCCCAAGGTCTTTTCCTGCGTCTATGAAAAGAAAGACAAAAGACCCACGCTAAACGAGATATTGGATGGGTTGAGGGACGGCTTCTGAGCTATTGAGCGGCCTCTTGTACCTGTGCCGCTGCGTCAGTGCCTCTGAGAGACCTTATGAGGGCCGCTGTAGCCCCGTCTGCATCAAGTTGCATTGTCGGCACTTTCACACTGTCATACATAGCCTGTGCCTCTGGTGTGGCCGCTTCGGCTGGCCCTACGCTGCTTTCATTTGTTGAAGACGCCAACAGTGCAGCTTCCAAGAACCCACGGCCATCACTAATATTGAGAGCATTTGCCAGTCGTTTAAACGCAGGCGTTTTAATCGCAGCAGCAATTTCTGGTTCAGACGCTGAGACTGCAAGTTTTTTGAACGTAGAGCTATTAAAGAAATCACCCGCCGCAGCAATTTTAATTTTGTCTTTTTTTGACAACAAAATCTCACCCAGAGTGTCCATAGCCATAGCCCCAGCTTGGCCTCCACCCGCATAACCAACGCCAGCACGAACAATTCTATTCCCCATAATTCTTTGGAAAACAGTTTTTACGGCTCCTTCGGCAGTAATCGCCTGCACCACAGCTTGATTGGCCTTACCTGTCGGAATAACCGCCGCACGGCCCTGCGTGATGAGCTTGGAGATGTCATTGAGATCGTTGAAGACCTTTTCCGTTTCGGGGCCAAGAATTTTAATCACCCGTTTATAAACGTCATCGTTTATTTTAAGCGCATTAAAAGTTGACGAAAATTTGGCAAAATCAAACGGCCCATCAAATGCCTGATTATCAGACCTAGATATTGCGCCAAGTGCAGTTGCCAATGCCTCTCTTTGCATTTCTTGGGGAACTAATTTTAAAATCCTGTTTAGATTTGTAATATCTCCCTTTTTTGATCCCTGTGACATTGCTGCTGTTAAAACGCTGGCTATACTTTTTTCGCCATCTTTAGCAAAGAAATTAATCATACGTTTTTCTAGAGCTTTTTGTTTCGCCGTTGTTTGATTTGCCAAACGCAGTGTGGCTCTAGCTTCATCTCCACCAACCTTCTGCGCCGTTGCAAGATAATCTTCGGTTAATGCTCCATATATACGTTTTGCGGTTCCTATATCCATATCAGCATATTCGCCTTCACCTTGATTTACGGCTCTTCCAATGCTGGTTCTAAATTTTTTCAGTGCGGCGTAAGTCAAAGGCGTGTTTGGGTCTGTTAATTTATCGAAAAGAATTTTTTCTTTTCCTGTCAAGCCACCTACGCCGCCAAGGTCTTCAAGCATTTTATTCAAAAGCATCACACTATTTTGTGGCTCTACCAATGAGCTTGCTGGGACTGCTGCGTCAACTTCTTTGTACAACCTTTTTGCGGCTCTTTCTAACTCTGCTCTTGTTTGCAAAACAGTTGTTTTAATTCTTGCAGCCACTGTCGAAATATCAGGCGTGGCATCCATTTCTGCCATTACTTCATTGGCGCGTCTAGATGCAGCAACAACAACATTTCTAAAATCTGCTTCGGCTTCCGACCCTGCAATTGATCGGCTTAGACCAGCCGCACTTTTTAGCTGCGTGTCATTGCTTAAAATATCTGCTGGCACGTCAATGCCAAGGCGCTCTGCCGCTGCCGCTGCGTCTGGATTTACTTTAGCCGCTGCCGCTAGAGCTTCCGCTGCCTTCTGTGAGCCTCTGCCACCAGTAGATGCCACACGAATTAATTCGCCCAACGCATCTGGAGTTAGGGTAGGTGCCGCCTGTGCTGCGGTCTGTGTTGCCGCCTGTGCCGTGGGAGCCGCTGCAACGGGGGCAGGGGCTTGAACAGTACGCATTGCGGTGATCTCATCAGGCGTAAACTGTCTAGCCACCTGTGCCTCTGTTATGCCGCCCACGCTTGGATTAACCACTTTACGACCACGCATTAGAGAGCTTGGAGAACCCATAAAAGCGTCTGGCATTGCCATCATGTCACGCGCAAATCTTGTTGCGTTTCCCTCGCTCATGCCTGCCTTCATAAATAGGTCTGCAATGCCACCAATAACGTATCCAGCACCTTCTGAAGCAGTGCCTGCCACGGTTAACGCTGAATCACCAATAAGCTCCAAAGCCAATTGAACGGCTTGGGGGATGGAAATCATGGGGCCGTCTTTTAGTGACGGGTCTTTGGCCTTCTGAGCATCGCTGTATCCGTACAACAAAACTTCATCAGGTACGTCAACAATGCCGCCTTCACCAGATAAGTTTACACCTGTTGCTGCCTGTTCAGCTAGATCACGCCCCTCTTGGGACATTTGCTGACGCAGTGGAACAGAGGCTTTTTTAGGTTGCACTGTGACCGCGCCATCATCAGCGCGTGGAACCATTGGGTCAGCAGTGACGGCTTTGGCTTCTGCTTTTTTAGCTTCGGCTTGCCGTGCTTTCGCCTGACGTATTCTGGCCGCTCTAATTCTTTCTTCTTTTGTCATAATTAAAGCCCCAGTTCATCCATACGTTCTTCCCAAGCATCAAACTGATCACCCGTTAAAGTGCTAACATCAATTTCTGCCATATCCGCAGCCGACATATTAGTGAAATCATAATTTGTTCCAGACTGTCTTTGCTCCGCTTCTTGGCGTTCACGTTTTTCTTGGTATTCTTTCTCAAATCTTAACCAATCACCTACTGTCTTATCTCCATCTGACAAATATACTGCTTGCCTTGTAAGATATTCTGACAATTTTTGCTGTGCATCTATTTTACGATCTAACCAATCAGCCAATGCCTCTTCTTGTAAATTTGTGGGTAGTGCTGTATTCAAAGCAAGGCTAAGTTCGCCTGCGCTAAGAGCGCCAAATGTTACAGACCCCACAACATCTAAGCCAAGACTACTTCTGACATTTTGAAGCTCAATGGTAGACGCTCTCCAGCTTGGTAACAAACTTTCAATAACACCAGTGTTTGCGCCCTCTTCAACGACCAATCTTTTTGCTTCATTAAGATTTGAAATATTTGTTCTAATTTGTCCGACTTTTTCAAACGCACTTAAAGCAGTATCTACGCCAACAACAGCAGCACGTCTTGCGCCTGATCTATCACCTTGCAATTCTATGCCACGCTCTTCTGCTATTCTAATAGCGTCAGTACGGGCATCTCCTGTCAACTCGTTTCCAGCCCCGTCTAATACTTTAGAAGTACCGTCTTTCATTACGGTAACAACTACGCCGCTATCAAGTATTTTACTTGATTGAACTTCTGCTGCATCTTCTGATGTAGCACCTTTACTGTCTGTCCAATCTACTGGTGGAACAGAACTCCAGCCTTGAGCTTCAAAATCAGCGGCATCATTTTCGTTTTTAACCACAGCAGGATCAAAGCCAGTCTTATAAAACTTACGCTCTTTGAAAGTGGATGTTGTTGCAGACGGCTTTTCATAAGGCGAAACAGTCTTGCCTTCTTTTTTCGCCGCTTGGATTTCTGCTGATGTTAGAACTTGTGCCACACCGTCAACCATGACGTTGGTGTAGCCACCCTTGCCAACAGCCTTCGGCTTTAGCGTTGGCGCAAGGCTAAACGCCGTAGAGGCCACTTTCTGGTCTCTGTCGCGCTTCTCTTTCTTTTTGGCAGTCAGGTAGTCAAGCGGCACAAGACCAGCGCCTACGGCAGAGCCAAGGACTGTGGCACCCGGTTGTGATGCCTGCTTGCCCATTTCCAAAAAGAACCGCAGGGAAGCCTCCCAAGGAGAGGCCTCTTCAACGGGGGCGTACATGGCGCTGGCTGCGTCAAAGGCTTTCTGCGCTCCAGCCTTACTGCCAGAAAGCATTCCCAATGCACCCATCATTTTGTCAAATTCAGTAGTGTCGCTTGCGCCCAGTGCCATGCCCTAGTCCCTATGGTTTTTGGTTCATCAGTTTATACGCGCTAAACAAGCTGCCCAAACCGCTAAGTGTCTGGCCGTATACCGAAGGATCAGCAGCCATCTGTGTGCCTGTCTGGAAGCCCCTAGACGCTTTGCTGTACGGTGTTTGGGACAATGCCCCCAGAGCAAAGTTAAGCTGCTCCTGCGGATAATCCCGCTGATCAAGATAATCAGCGTAAGCCAAATCAAGCGCCCGTTGATCAAGTAGTCGCGTGGCCTCTCCAGATGTAATGAGACCCTGCGCCGTTTGCGCCTGCAAGTCAGCCGCCAGTGTGCCAGCAGTTGCGTAGGCATCCATCTGACCAGCCCGTGCTGCCTCTTCGGTTTCATACGCACTTCTGAGTGCATTTTCTGCGCTGAACCGATTGGCACGTTCCGTATCAAAGCGACCAGCAGCAAAGTCTAATCCTTCGCGTCCTGCCGTGGCTCTAAGGTCTCCAGCGGCCTTTGCGCCTTCTCCTGCCGCTGTGCCTTCCATAATGCCCAGACGTGAGCCGAAGGCACCACCGCCCCTTGCAGCGCGGCTTCTCGCCTCGTTTTGAGCGCGAATGGTTTGCTCTTCGATTTCACGCACGGCAGGGTTCATGGCGTCTTGGTAAATGTCCATAAACGGCTGCGCTGTGTCCATGCTAAACGGATCGCCCAAAAGCTCTTCGCGTGTTGCTGCGTCATAGCCTTGGCCCAGAGTGTCAGCCACGCCCTCGTATTTATCCAAATACGGCTGGAAAGTATCATCAAGAGTGCCAAGCATTTCCATGCCCTCGCGCTCCTGATCTGTCAGCTTGCTGTTATCATCGCCATATGTTGCGATGCGGTCACCCGAATATGTTGGATAGTCGGACGCTGCTATTTCGGCAGCTTTTTCAAATAATGATCGGCCAGCGGAGGAGACCCAAGATGGAACTTCATCTGCGCTATATGTATCAGATGAGCTTGGTAGCTCCGAATATGATGGTGTGCAGAAACTGCCCATTTAAGCCTCCGTGAATAACGAACCGACTTTGCATAACCCAAGCCGCTCGTAAAAATTATCTTTGCGATCTATATCGCCAGAATAGACATGGCCCAACTTAACTGGGACGCCAGCCTCCTGACCGATTTTCATAAACTTCTTAATCAGTCGAGTGGCGATGGTAGACTTTCTGTGCTGTCGATAGACGAAAAACCACTTATCAGCCAGATACTTTTTGTCGCTCCACCAGTCGGTCATTTCCGCACCACCAATTGATCCAATAATTCTGCCGTCTATTTCAGCGACAAGAACAACGCCATCGTGAATGCACTTGCTAATGGCAGCGACGAGCTTGTCAGACCTGATTGGCGACACATCATGAACTGTTTCGGAGTGCATGACGTGCAGCATTCCGTACAATGCAGATATATCCAGAGGTGTCGCCACTCTGATCATCATTAGCCCATGCCGCCCAGTGCGCCCATTTGCCCTTCAGAAGCCATCTGACGGGGCATAGGGGCTTGCCCACCGCCTGCGCCACCCTCTATGGCCGCAATAAGCTCTGCAAGCTCTGGCAGCAGCTTCATAAGCACTGAGGCTATTTCTGGTGTGATAACACTGTCGAGCATTGCAAGTTCTTGCTCAGACATGCCACCCAGACGCGATACAAGAGCAGCCGCGATTTCTGGCGATGCTTGACCCATGTCTCTTTGTGGGCGTCTTTCTTCTCGCATATTTGCGCCACGCATATCTGGCATATCTGGCATTTCTGCTTTCATCATATCTTTATTAGGCATTACGCTTCCTTCGCTTTGTATAGCACAGACCAGTCAGTTTTTTCGCAGAAGAAGCCAACCGACCAGCAGATTGGTTCCAGAATTTTTCGATAAATCTTGCCCAGATAGTCGGGCTTGTCGCGCTTACCGTAGATATAGGCAATTTCGTTGGCTCTGTGTTGGGCTAGGTGACGCCAGAGCTTGACGCCTCTACCTTTACGCATTTGCTTTACAACGTGTACGGCCCATACGTGATATCCATTGACGTGTTGTGGCGTCAGGTAATCTCTGGTGAAGCGATAGTCCAGCAGTACGTTCTGCCTGCTCATTACGCCCTGCCGCTGTAGTTCGTTGCAGATCACACGGCCACCAATGGACGCGCCGATAAAACCGCCAATTGGGCCACCAATGGCTGTACCAATTGCGCCACCGATCCCAGCCTTTACGCCGCCCTTTACAGCGTCACCTGTATCTTCTCCTGCCAACAACCCACCAACCGTGCGACCTATACCGTAGCCTGCCCCAGCATACCCATAATTTGTGTTTCCGCCGGGAACCACAATTTCAGAACCGGGCAACATTGATTTACCACCAGCCTTAATGGCTTCACCAAAACCCAACCCACTAGAACCGCTCATCAAACGGCCAACTCTACCGCCATACATACTGCCCAATTCGCCAGCCGCTGCGATCTTCATTGGCCCCATGTCAGTTGATTGTGCGTTTGCAGTGCGTGGCGAAGCCACCATCGGTTCGCCATTAAAAGTTGTGCCGCCAAAGTCTGGCACAGTGGAGAACGTGCGTGTGCCTGTCTTGACTGGCGTTACAAACTCATACATTGGCATCGCGGCAGTGCCGTAAACGTCTTGCAGGCGCAAGCCTTCAGCAAGTTCTGGCGCGACCTGAGACTGCATTTGATAAACATCTACTGTCTCCATGCCGTCTTCTGCTGCTGGCAAAACACCTAAATTTCCATATGGGTCTGGGAGAGCAATTCCGCGCTCATCTGTGAGAGCAATGCCATTTGCGTCATACTGAACTGCCATCAGGTTATCTCCAATAGTGAAGCCACAACGTGCAGCCTGTTGGCCGTTGCTGCCGTGACCTTAATGATTTCGTCCTCTTGAACTGTAAGAGGCTGGGTCAAAAGCTCTACCGTTGTATTAGCACCGATTGCCTTAACTTTAAACAAAGAAAATACAGCGGCTGATGCGTCTGTGATTGTGACTGTAATTGTATCCGCATTCCCACTGTCTTCGGACACTAGGATTGACTTAATCAAAGTGGTAGTTGCGCTGGGCGCGGTGTACAGCGTTGTGGCATCTGTCGTTGTTAAATCGACCTTGGCATTTTTGTAATTATTAGCCATTAACCCATAAACCACGCTGTAGCTTCGGCCTGATCAACGGCTGTCTGCAAACCTTGTGAAGCTGCAAAATATGTCGCCTGCTTTTCAAGCTCAAGAGTGTTTACCAATCTTCCCATATACCCCTGCTGATATTGCTGGGGAGGTGACGGTAATCGCAAGACTGCAAGGGGTGCTGCGCGGGTCATCGTAATCCATCCATCTTTGTGTCGATCCGAAGGTCACCAAGCCGCCATTCGTCTTGCGTGCCTGTGCTTTCAAACTTCAAAGCAATTTGCCGACCTTTGACGCGAGTGCTGATTTTCTCTGTTGTAGACGTAATGTTGAACGGCCCCTTTATGGTCTCGCTGGCGTTGGGATACTTGCGCGTATTCATAAACAGCGACAAATTGCTGTTCGCGCCCATCGTTGCGTCAGGAATAATACGATCCACCATGTAAAGATTTTCGCCCTCTGCTGTGATTTCACGGGGCGCTGCCTCAATAAATGCAGTCATAGCTGCGCCATCGTTACTTGTCCCTGTCTCATGGTTGTACAAAAAGCCTTGAGGGCTAAATGCAAATGGTTTTTCGCGGGAGCCGAATGCATCGTTCCAAGCCGTTCTGTCCATTGATCCAATCGACCATACTTTTTCGTTGTAATTATAGGTCACATAACTGTCTGGCTCTGGATTAGTTGTCCCTGCTGTATTTTGGTCAGAGACATAGAACCACGTTACTTCGTTAAATTCGACATTATGACCAGCCACAGTTTTATCAAAAAATTGTGTTTGTAATCTATTAAAGACAAAATGCTTTAATGGGCATGGTATTTCGTTAATTACACCATCGTATATATAGAACGATCTATTGCCCATCCAATATGTATTGCCGTCGATTGCAATCATAGAGTTTAAGCCAATCGCGCTAACGCCAGTACCAAGCAATCTAAACGAAAAGATAAATGGGTCACCGACAAAAGTCATACCGTAGATCGCTTCGTCAGTGGATATAATTGTTTCTTCTCTAGTATTAACCAAGGCAACAATTTTGGTTCCAACCTCAAGTCTTTGATCGCCAGCAGTATTGAGTGCTGTTGGAGCAAATTTTGTAAAATCTTCTTGCGTAGACCAGCGCACCAACATTGGGTCTAGTGTTCCAGAGCTTCCATCAGCGGCGACATACACACTAGCCCCAGCCGCGATAAAATGTCTGTCGGGAAAACTAATTACAGTTGCCCGAACTTCCGCAGGGACAGACGCTGCCCCTGCAAGACTGGACACAAGAACGGCTCTTGCTGTGATTAAGCCAGATGTATCCCAGTAATATATTCGTCCACCTCTGACATTAGCAATTAAATCTTCGCCCCAAATATTTAAACTCCATGCAGAGTTTTCAAGATTTACTTGAGACAGAGATAAATTTCTTGGCGTGTTCCATGTTGATTCACCCCAACCACCAACGCCCCAACCAAGAGCAGGAGCAGAACTTTGTGTGCCTAACCCCGCTGCCAAACCAATAAGATATTTTATATCTATTGTCGTGCCGCCGCCTGTGGCTCCACTTGTTGCTGCATCGGGCGATTGTATTGAATAGGAATTGGCATCAATATAAGTTATTTGATACCCTGCCATTCTGTTAATTGTTTCGGCAGATATGCCTCCTGTGGCAGTGGCAGAATTTATTACAACCCAATCACCGTCTGAAGCTCCATGTGCATTGTCGGTTACAGTAATAGTTGTGCTGCCACTGGTTACGACCAAAGGATTAGAAAGATTGCTTGTGGTTTTTCGCAATGGCGTAATATCATAAATTGCGTTGTTTTGAATTATGTAAAGATGATTGTGTGTTCCGACAGCTATTCGATCTGTACCATCTACACCTCTCCAAAAAACCATTTTTCGGCCAATGCCAGTCAGCGTAGCTTCAGTGGATGTTGTTTCCCCAGCCGAATCTAATGCGTAAAATTTATCTTTTTCCCATCCACCAATTTTTTCTGGGTATCCGTTCACAAAACGAACAAGGTCACTGTCCACATAAAATGGGCCGTTTTTGCCAGCAGAATATTCTGTGGTGTCTTTGACGATGCCAGCGTTGTATTTCAGCAATTGCAGTGACATCAGAACATGGTCTCAAAATGTGGAGCATCGATAAATGGCCTACGACCTTGTGAGCGCCTTATGTCTATATAGCTGTTCATAGCGTCCTCTGCGCTACCCTCCCAAGCACCTAGATCATTAACAGTCCACGCAGCGCCCCAGCGTAGCTTTACGCCCACAGCCTCTGCGCCTTCTTTCATGGCGTCTGCAATTTCATCATAGAGGTTCAATTCCCATCTGCCGCCATCGCAGTAAGCCATAAGATCAACAGCGTTACCGTCAATGTGTTTTGACTTCATGGTTTGCGAAGCCCCTTTTGCAACCAAAGCACGTTGCTCGTCTATTGTTCGCAGTCCACAAATTACTGAAAAGTCTTGTTTGGTAACACCTATGGCGTACTTCACGACAGCTACCATTTTTTCGTCTACACCGTCCAGCCTAGATAGACTTCGTTTGCTTAACTTGTAGCCCATAATTATTTCCCTGCATATTTACTGATTGCCCGATTTCCGAACCAGAATGCTAAAACTGCGCTCATAAGCCCAGCCGTTTCTTGATCCCACATAAGCTCAACAGCCTCTGTCCACTCTCCACCAGACTGCCCGACCTTAACCATGATGACCACTTTGGTGGCTACGAACAATCCGAAAAAGGCATAAGTAATAACAGGACGAACAGAACCCCGAAGAGCGTTGATAAATCCTCCAGCGTCGATAGATCGATCATGCTCATACAAGCCCCTTGTTTCTTCGATGTCTGCCTTTTTATCTAGCTCGACCAGCTTCATTTCAGACCGCTTTTGTGCAAGCTCTGTTTCGATTTGCATCATTTCAATGCGGTGCTTTTGCTGCTGATTGGCCTTAAAGTAATCAAGCACTGACGGCAAAAACGATGATCCGAAGCCTAGCAGGCTCCCCAGAAGAGCCATCATGCTTTTTCACCGTTTATGAAGATGCCAAAACAGCCAGTAAGTGCGCCCATACAGACGCTAACCAAACCCGCTTGGGCATTTGTTACTTGATCTGGGGGGATAGACATAAACCAGTGAACACTTTGATACGTCAGCACCGTAACAGCCAACATCATTATTCGCGGCAAAACTTTGAATTTATCAAACGTCTCTGGTGTCATAATCCTACCCCATTTTTGTTAGCACAGTCATCAGCATCACGATTATGGCCGCACTGGCACCGATCATAATTGCCTCTAAACGCTTTACCCTCGTAAATAGCTCTTTGTGTTGTATGGTCACCTCTGTGCGTAGAGACGCAAAGGTGACGTTTAGATCATCAATTCTGCTGTGTGCAGAGGCTACAGTTCTTTTATCCATCAACTAGGCTCCGTGGGCCACACCACTTCTGGCGGTGTTACTTCTGGAGCAGGCGGCAACAAAGCCTCAAGTTCAACTTTATATTGCTCTTGAGCGCTGGTTAAAGGTGGGACTAGCTCACTTAAAAGCCTATCTCTTTTTATAACATTGTCTTCTGCTGTTACTGTCATTAAATTTTCCTAAACTGAAACGACCACGGTTCCGTACCCTGTCTGATACCCAACGGCTGATCCTCCATATGAACCGCCGCCGCCACCTTTTGTATTTGGGTTACCACTTGAAGTTCCAGTGTAGCCACCAGTGTAGCCACCACCACCACCAGAACCCCATTGTCCGCCTGCACCTCCACCAAAGCCACCAGTTCCGAGTCCCGCAAAACCATTGCTAAAAGTGCCACCACCACCACCGTCACTCAACGTTACAGTTGTAGAACCAGCAGTCAGCCAACCTCCTGCGCCAGCCTGTATAGCGGTATTTATATTATTACTAGCCCCCGGAGCGCCATTTCCTGTGTTGGTGTTTATTCGTGTAGTCCCATTGGTGTTAGTGCCGCTGCTAACACCGCCAGTTGAGTCGGTGCCTGACCCAGCATTATAGCCACTTCCCATACCACCAACAGGCTGACCAGTATTATTATAATAGCCTCCACCGCCTCCGCCACCGCCACCCGCGACGAGGAGGGTTCCATCTTCTCTTGCAACAAAAGAACCACCTCCACCACCAATATAATAAGTACCTGCACCACCCACAGACCCAGCTATTATAATGAATTTTTCTCCTACGGAAGCAGAGACTGTTATCTCTCTTACATATCCAGAACCACCACCAGTTCCGTATCCAGCACCGCCAGAAGCTCCCCCCGCACGAAATGTGAAATCCCCAGCGTAAGGCACTGTCCAAAGATAATAACCGTTTCGTTGTGAACCATTAACAGTAGCTAGATCAAGCGCCCTGCTGTCATTTGCCCAAGTTTCGCCGGTGGAACTATTGAGATCAGAACGCATAGAACTAAGGTCAAGCCCAGTGGCTCTTGCACTTGCGCCATTTTTAAAAGTAACTGGAAAGCTCATATCATAAGTGAAACCACGACTAGGGAATGACCCAAAACCACTGACATTATAGCCAAAACCTGTCATTTTTTGCTCCTACGCATCATTTGCCGCATCTGTGGTAAATAATATCTTGATGCCAATTAACCGTGCCGCTCCACTTTGTGTATCAGCACTAATGTCTCGGTTAATTTGAAAGAAACACATATCATTCGCTGCTGGACTTCCAGCTATAGTCACAGCACCACTTTCTGCCGAAACCATCAAGTCATTTGATGTTCCAGAAAAAGCCAAAGCAGTTGTAGCTACTTGTGTTCCAAAAGCTGTGTTAATACTTTCGTCATTTGTAATCGCCACCGCCGCAAGCTGCCAAGCAACCGTTCCAGTGTTTGTGCCTGTCACTGTCCAGAAAGGCTGGAACGTAACTGTGCCTTCGTTCCAAGATTTAGGGAATGCTATGGTGAATTGAGCAAAATCGTCTGCACCATCAGCAAAATCCAAAACTTTTAAATCAGGTCGAAGCGCTGTTGTTTCAACTTGCGTTAAATCAGAGCATGGGTTTGTCGTGCTTGGATACATTGCCGCCGCAGGGACATAAATACTTTCCTTGCCAGCAACTTTGACCGCTGCACCGCCAGATGTAATGCTAGAGTTAAAAGCAGCCGCACCAGCCGCAGACATATCAAGCGTCAAAGCAGTTATTCCAGCACCACCATCATCGCCTTTAAACAAAATGTCTTTGTCTTGCACATTTGCTTGGATGACAAAATCACTAGAACTATTTGTGAATTGACCAATAGATGTGCCGCCATCTTTAAATATTACATCTGCACCATCAGCATCAAGAACGATATCACCAGCACTATCCAACGTGATGGTTGTTCCTACGGCTGTAAATGTGCCATCAGCCGTGATAGATATGTTGGCTGCTGCTGCTGCTGCGTCTGTTGTGGCAATTGCCAAAGCACCATCTGCCGCGACAGTTAGCGTTGCTGTGTCGCCTGATGATCCAGTCATCGTAATGACTTTACCGTTTAGATCGATATCATCAACAGTGGCTTGGTTCGCAGTTATAATGTCAGTTACAGTTGTCCCAGCCAGATTTACATCTGTCAAAAGATCATAAATTACTGCACCTGATCCTGCGCCATCTGTGGCAATCATTTTGACCTGACCAGCAAGCACTGCAACATTGGCTCCAGAGCCTTGAGTGAATGTCAGAGTATAGCTAGTTGCATTCTCAATCATCCAAACTTTCGAAACGGTGTTGGGTGCAAGTGTGACTGTGCAAGCCTGACCACCGCCTGTGCATTTGAGATAGAACCTTCGTTCATCACCCTTGGCACCATCTGGGACGGTGATCGTGTGTGTAGAGGCATTCGCAATAGCTTCAGTGCCATAAGCAAATGCCTCTGCAATCATTTCCAAGTTTAGGTTTGTGACTGTTCCCCATGCTCCCGACTGATCGCCAGTCGCCATTTCATTGAGGCGTAAGTCGTTTACATAGGTTGAAGCCATTTTAGTCTATCCTTACAATTGCATTGTTTGCAGTTGCTGCTGGGAATACAATTTTAAAAGTACCACCAGAAACAGAAAAATCACCGCCAAAATCAAGAATGGCAATTGCGCCTCTTGCGTTTGAAGATGCATCGCCCAGTGTTTTGTTGTAAATCAAAGCACCACGGGCAGTGAATGTTGCGCTTGTCCATTCTGGATCAGCCGCATCAAAAACACCACTTGTACTGTTTTCAGTGACCGCCTTGCTAGACAATGCGTTGCCGCCTGTCGTGTACCCATTGCCGTTGGCAACTTCATTACTGGTTATATAACCATCCGTTGCCGCGCTCAGTGTCGCGCTGCTAGTATACAGCGCAATATAAATACTGTCGCTGTCGAGATGATGGTCGCCCAACAATACGTCTTTTTTAAAGAGCGTACTCATTGCTTGTGTGATAGCCATTATATGCCTCCATTGTATTCTGCTGCGTAGTCACGTTGCATCTCTTGTACTGTAAGTTGGACTGCTTCGTCAAACTGGGTTTTATACAGAGATAAAGTTTCTGGCGCTTTTAAAAACGCAGAAGCCTCGTACAGAGCCGCAGCAAGAAGAACTGTGGAGGCGTTAGTGTCAATCCAAGTATTTGGATTGGCATTACTTAGCCCCGTCTCAGGGGCGATGAAATCTACGCTATAGGCCAATGCCGCAGAGGGTGTCGGCGCTAATGTAATGACTGTCCCAGCCGTTCCTGCGCTATCTGTGCTGTACATGCGTGGGGTGCCTTGTGTCGCCGCATTGGGCCAATAGTCACGAATGTAAGAATCAATCCTATGGTCGAGATACGTCACAACATTTGTGTCGGTAATTGATACCTGTCGGATCATTCTCGCCGTGGGAATTGTGTATGACGCCGTGCCTTGCACAAGATTAGCCGCAGCAGACGTTTGGCGAAAACATGGCATATTTGGCAGTCGCTGAAATACCATTTCTTCAGCCTGCGCTATTATTGTGTCAATTGATGCGACAAACTCTGTCGAGTCATCTTCCAAAAAATCTTGGATTTGGGCTTTGAGTGTTGTGTAACTCATTTATTTATCCTCAATTCCATGTTCCTTCGCCATAGCCACCTTGACCCCAAGTTGTTATCAGCAAGACAGAAGTCGTTCCAACGCCGCCTGTGCCGTTTACACCAGATGGATGTGGCCTGCCAGCAATGTCTCCCCAAGTTCCATCGCCCCACGTTCCAACACCCCAGCCAAACTCTTCTTCTGGAACGGCACTTCCAACGCCGCCTGTGCCACCAACCCCAGTTTCAACGATTGATAGCTCTGGTGTTTCTGATCCAACTTCTCCTGTGCCACTGACGCCAGTTTCTGTTATAATCGCATCCGCTTGGATGCTTTCATTACCAACACCACCTGTTCCAGACACACCAACTTCAACGATTTCTAGCTGAATTGCTTCAGCGCCTACGCCGCCTGTTCCAGAAACTCCAGTAGTTTCTTCAGTTCCTTCTTCAGTTATTGTGCCAACACCACCTGTGCCAGAAACGCCTGATAAGGCTGCTGATGATATATCAATGTTTTCTGATCCGACCCCTCCAGAGCCAGAAACTCCATTTTGGCTTGGGAAGAGTTGAACAATTTCTGCACCAACCGCTCCTGTGCCAGCAAGACCAGTGGAATTTTTGTTCGTCTCTATTGCCTCTGATCCAGTTTCACCATCACCAGAAACTCCAGAAACGCCAGTTTGCAAATCAGCAATATATATCGAATTGCCGATTGCACCCGCGCCACCAACCCCAGTTTCATTAATTGATATTTCAAGAGCTTCAACGCCAACCGCGCCTGTGCCACCACCACCAGAAACTCCGCTTGGGTGTGCGACAGGAATTTCAACACCAACACCACCGCTTCCAGCCACGCCAGATTGAGGTTTGGTTAATTCAAAGCTAGACGTTCCAACACCGCCATTGCCAGCCAACCCAGAAACAGCTTCTGACATTTCTGGAGTTTCTGCACCGATTGCTCCTGTTCCAGAGACCCCAGTCGCATCTTCAGTGCCTTCTTCGGTTATGTTTCCAACACCGCCTGTGCTTCCAACGCCAGTTTCAGCAATTGATATCTCTGGTGTTTCAGAGCCTACATCACCATTTCCAGATACACCATTTGGTGTTGGCATGACTGATGGAGTTTCAACGCCGACTGATCCTGTGCCACCGCTTGCAGAAACTCCTGTCACATGAACAGCAGGAATTTCATCACCAACACCACCAACGCCAGCCACTCCTGTTAGTGATGTATTTTCTAATTCTATAGAAACAGAAGCAAATGGTGGTGTGTTGGCCGTTCCCCCCATCCCACTATGTACCGAACAATAATAATAAAGTGTCGGTGCAGAATTTGCGACAACTATCTG